ATCGGCTAATAGTTTGAAAATCGATTTCATCGCCAACGCAAAGGACACTATCAAACCTCTCTCGCTTGGCTAACTTTATGACATTCTTTACAGCTACTTCATGGTGGTATGGGATTTGTAAATCCGAAATGACCAAGTATCGCTTAATCGTCATCCTCATCTGGAGTTGGAATAGTTGGGATTATTCCTTTGTCGCCCACGATCCAGTCAGGCATTGATTCAGGATTATCCATTAGATAAAGCGCACAAGATTCATTAAATCCTGCCTTGCGTGCAGCTCTAAACATTTCATGTTTTGCAATATAGAATTGATCTAGTTTTGATAAGGGTTCAGGAGTTTGGCGAACTACTCTCCGATTAACCTTTTTGCGTGGTGTGCGTTTTCGTGTGTTCGCCATAGCAGAAATTATCGCTTACTAATTAATGCAAACAGATCATCAACACGCGACTCAAGTCGATTAATCTGATCTTTCATTGATGAGCCACCATTTGGCTTAAGCTCATTCAAGTAGGATTTAATAAGAAAGCGGACTCCCAATAATAAACTTGTAGATACGGCGCTTACGCCAACGGCTATACCAACCCATTCGTTTGCGGTCATGCGTCATTCGATCCAACGCCATATTCGGCCTCTGTCTTATCAAGTGCTTTAGCTGCTGGTCCGGCAAGAGCTGCAATTACTACTGATACAACTGGATCTAAACCAAGTTCATTACTTGCTAAGAATGTCAGGAATGAAACTAAGACTCCACGAAAGTAAGACTTTAAAACTGCCTTTTGTTTATCGGTGATTTTCATTAGTTACCTTTCAGTAGTGGGATATCGAACTTATGACCAGGTTGATTTGGCTTGAATGAAATATGAATGTGTTTATGGTGGGGATTTATCCCAGTATATTTTCTAAACTTCCATAATGATCTAGCACTAGCAATTTTGCCAGCGTGGATTACATAATAAATACGCTTATCCTTTTTTGCTGCGAGTCGAACCTGATCTGCCAAATCGAAACTAAGCCCTTCTTGGTCAGATAGGCGAGAGTCAATGTCGATGGCACATACTTCACCCTGTTCATTCGGGTTATGCTGACTGACTCTGGCTGAATGGCGAGCATCACCAATCCATCCATCAGATGTGCGCTTGCGATCAGGGAAGCAGTCATTTACCTGATCCCTAAAAGTTTCAGCAGCTTTAGATAACCAAGGCTTCATTAGCCAATTAAAATTTTAAGTTCATCAGCAGTCAAACCAAGACGATCTACAATTGCTTGGCGTGCTGTTTCTTTGGCTTCGGCTGCCTCTAATTCTGCTAATTCATCTTTTGTATAATAAACAATCTCAATAAGATTATTGTCAGGCTTTGACTCATCAAAACCACCAATTCCATAAACTATTGATTTAATTTTTTTTGTCATTATGCAATCCTCATTCCCATAATTGGTGTTAAAGTGGTTGCGGCTACTGATCCTGCTGTTGCAAAAGCTCCAGTAACACCATCTTCAATAAAAACAGCAGTAGTAGTATTATCGTTAAATGCAGTTCCAATTGGAGTGGTGGGATAAATAAAACCACTATTTATATCTTTACCTCTAAAATCAGGAAATGCAGGTGCAGTTTGGCAATTAAATGCAAAGAAATAATAACCACTTGCCAAAGTTTGATTTATTGTTATTTCATAATTTGCTCCGCCGGCGCTTGTAATTGTTACTGTTCCTGCATCAAAAGCAACAGTCGATGGCTTTCCTGTTGTGGTATCCATATTATAAACACCTAATCTGACTACTGAGGTTCCAGCTAAATAACTATTTGCAGTTCTGCAACTTATTCGATCAAATGTGTTTGCAGTAACAAAAAATGGTGTGTAATATGTTCGATCCTCTGCAATTGTTATATCTGTAAAAGTTCCAGTCGCATTTTTAACATAATAACTACTCAACCTTTGAGTAACAAATGGTAAAAAACTAGCTGATGCAGCCCACTTTAATCCTGTGGCGGTTGAACTATCAGCAGTTAAAACTGTATCATTTGCACCGACGGCTAATCTTGCAACTGTGTCGGCTGCGGTGGCTGCAATAATATCGCCCTTAACATCAACAATAGTTTTAGCAATTGCGTTACCAGCATTTGTGAATACTGTGCTATCGATTGCAGTTCCAAGTGAGCGGATTGCAGCTGCGCCATCTTTGACCAGCGCGGTATCGTCTGGAGTGCTCCAGCTGTAATTGGTAGTAGTTGCCATTTTATCCTATTCCTATGAGATTATTGTAGCGTATTCCCAAGTCAAACTTGGGTCTATTGTGTTCCAAGCCTCGGTGGCTGGAGTTGTATTCCAACGCATGGCCACTTGGCTAAATGCGACTGGGGAAACATTAATTGTGAGAAACAGTTCATTGAACCGAGTGCTCCATGACCAGCCCTCAACATAACCTTCAAAATCTCCACCTGATATTTGATTGGGTAGGTTTTGAATATGAACCGGCATTCCCATAAATACAGCTAGTAGATCATCCCGATCTGCGTTATTAATTTCAGGGTTAGTTATAGGGAACGTGATCGATTGGAATACTGGGATTGGATAGGCTCTTTGGGCTATGTATCGATCTGCAATAGCCTGAGCATCCACAGTTCCATGAACCCGAGAGTTAATCGTTTCGGCTTTGTAGCCATATAGTGCAATTGAAGCGGCATCTGTGGCATCAACCTGTGAATTGTAATTGCTACCATAATTTAGATATATGTCATTCCTAACATCTGCTGAACGCATGATTGTAGATAAGCCAGCGCCTAACGCATGGCGAGCATCTAACTCAACATAGCCATTGTTGAGCAAATAATTCTGCCTATGGTCTGCATCTGCATAACCTATGTTTCCGGTATTGTCCTCATAAATATATCCAAAGGCTGAAGTTGCAATATCTGAAATAACATTGTAGATCGTGTCAGTAACATTTGATTGAGAACTCATGGTGTAAAGACCAGGCTGATCTATTTCGCCAAGTCCTAAATTAACTGCATTTGCCCAAGTTTCGGTTGCATTGTAAGTTGACCATTGAGAAGCTGCTGGCACATCATTCCAAGTTCCAAGCAATACGCTTGAAAGAATCTCGTAGATTTGGTTGCCATCTTCATCTTGAGAAATGTTGTCATTAAAGATTTCTTTGGTTAATCTAGCAAGTGAACCCATAGCCAAAAGCGTGTATTGAACAACTGTGGCTGCTGCACCTGTTTGTAAAACTCCAACTGTGACATCCGTTAAATCGCCACCAAATAATGAAACATAAGATCCAGCTGAATCTTTAACTTGTAAATCAAAAGAGTCGTTAATGTCAAATGGAAGTGTTTGGTTATTTAATGCAACCAACGTAACTTGCATATAAGAAGGAAGTGCCTGTTGGTAGATGTCTGATCGACCTGCTTGGTGTTGGACATCTGAAATGGTAATGTTAGTATAATCAACCCCACCGACAGTTAATTTCCAGTCTGGTGTAAAATCTGACATTATCTATCCCTAAGCGCGGTTACGCTTCTAGCAGCCTGACTATTTAATTGATTTGCCACAGCTCTAGCAGTTCCCTCTGGATCTATTGCACCTGAAACATTGATAACTATATTTGGATTGGCTGCTAATGTATTGCCTTGCTTTTCCAATACTTTAAATTGTGCTTGAAGTGCATCAAATTGTTTTTGTGCAGCTGATTTAGAAATTCCACCTGTTGCAACTTGGAATGTCAAATCTGTAAATTGATCTTGAACTCTTAATAATTTATCTGCTAAATCTTTTAAGCTAGTAGCTGCTTGAGTGCTAACACCGCCACCACCTGCACCACCACCTGCTCCGCCACCACCAGTTCCACCACCACCAAAACCCCCACCGCCACCACCACCTGTTGGCAAACCAAATTGTGGATTACCTGCACCATATTCAAATGATGATCCACCTGCTCCAGTTTCGTCTGCGCCTCTAGCAAATTGACTTAATCCATAAGTAACTGCCACAGCTGCTAATGCTGCTGCTGCTGTTCCAACCGATGCTCCACCAGTAGCAAATGCAGTTGCAACACCCGCACCCGCTGCTGCTGTCCTAAGTGTTTTCATGGCTGCAATTAATGTTCCAATAGCGGTAACAAATGCTGCAATTTTATTGACAACAAATACTGTGGCTATAACTCCGCCTAATATAATCAATTCATCTTTAATGTTAATTACAAACTTAATAACTCCTCGTAATTGTTCACCAAATCGAAAAGCACCTTCGGTCGCTTTAGCTGTTTCTGATGCAATTGAGTTATCTCCCGTTAATCCAGATATAAATGCCTGAATGTTAGGGACTACTGTTTGAATTAAATAATCAGCAAATTTGACAAAAATAGGAAGTAATGCTGCTCCTATTTGTTCCTTAGCCTCATCCATAGCAATAGTTAATTGTCTAAACTTAAATTCAGCGTTAGTAGATTCATTGGCAATAAACCCGCCATAGGTAGTCTTTAACTCTTTAGTAATATCATCAAATGATTTAGTTTTTAAGGTTGCAGCATCTATTCCTAGACCTAACTTACCTAATGCAGTATTTGACCCATCATAGGCTCTACCTAATGCGTTTGTAACTGTTTCTAATGGCTTACCAGTTGCCACGCTAATTTCTTGAGCAAGGCTTAAAAGTTCCTGAGCTTTAGTAACATCTTGAGTAGAACGGATCAACCGAGATAGGGCTGGCCTTAAAACATCATCGGTGGTAGCAGTTGCAATTGCTTGCTTAGTAATATAAACATCAATTGATCTGATCTGTTCCTCAGTAGCCCTAGTATTGGCTCTAATTGTCTGCTCAAGGGATTTTCTAGCTTTCTCATCCTCAGCAGCAGCTTTAACAGCTGATATAGCAAATGCGCCGGCAGCAGCACCAGCAGCAGCAAATGCCAACGCAGCTTTCTTTCCAAATTCACTTATTTTGTTTGCGTTATTTTCTACCGATTTATCGGCTTCGCCTAGTTTCTTTTTTAGATCATCAACATCGGCAAGTATCGATAGTTTTAAAGTTCTATTATCTCTTGCCATTAGACCCACTCCTTGAGAATTCTACTAAATGCTGCTTCCCATTTATTAATCAATTCAGGCTGAATTCTGCGAAGGGTTGGATAGATAAACCATCCTCGACTACCTCTGCCCTGCCTTCCAGAATATGTAGGGAACTGTTTGAACTTATTTGATCCAAACTCCATACCACCCCATAAGGTTTGAGTCGTAGCCCCACCCGAAAACCTCTGTGATGCGAAACCATAACGGAACTCACCAATTTTGCTTGACTTGCTGACCTTAACGCCATCTGCAATTCTTTTCGCTGCAATGCCTGACTTTGTTCTATTCGCAGCTGCCGCTTTAATTTCCTCAGATGCAAAATACGCCAGAGCAGCAGATTGGCGTTTTGCTTCATCGGTTGCAGTTTCATCCATAAGTTTAAACGCTTTGTAAATATCGCGCAGGTCGGATTTATTATATGCGATTGTGTCATTCGCCATTCCTCTGCTCCAATATCTCGATTGCTGTCATTATGTCGTCTGCTTCAACCCATTCGCTCATTGGTATTTGAGTTGCTATTGCTAACTGAACCAATAACCGGCTTAGGCTTCCTTCTCTGTGGCTTTTGGGTTTGCATCACCGACTTGAACATCGATTACTGTTTCGCACCATATCTCATAAGGTTTAACTGCTTTGCCCGCAGCTTCTCTCTTATGAGCATGATATGCCAAAAACATAAGATCACTTATGCCCATCTTTTCAGATGCTTGACCGATTATGTTCCCAGTCTTTTGTTCCCATTTTTGCCACTCAGGCGGTTGGGCTATGTAAGTTGCTTGCTCGCCTGAGTTATATTCAATTGTAATTGGTAGTTTCATTAGTGCTCCCGTTTCTAATTGTTAAGCGAAGTTTTCTGCTGGCACTCCAATAACTTGGAATGTCAAAGATACAGTCTGTGCATCTGGTGCAGTTCCACCAGCTGAAGGCCACATTGGCAATACTTGGAAAGTAAATACTGCGCCTGATGTAGCTGTGAAAACTGTGCTGATTGCTGTGTCTGGTGCTGACTCTGCAACGCCCCATAGGATCTCACAAAGTGATCCGGTAGCGCCCCAGTCGGCTAACATTTCAACAGCTAGTGTGAAATTGTTATCG